GGCTTACTGTTCTGGCGTTCGTCGGTGTCGCCGGATTGGTACGTCGCCCACATTTCGGCGTACGTCTTGTTATATAACTTGCAGCCGAACGAGAGGTAGCAATCACCGCCGTCTTCCGGTTTGTGGCGGAAAATATCTATCAGCGGTTCGCACCCCGCCATCCAGCCGAGCACGCGGCACTCGATGGCGTTCAAGTCGGAGACAACGATTTTCTTTCCTTCCTTGGCTTGGAACAGTGACCGCAGAATGGTGATGATGACCGCGACGGGAGAAACCGAAGGGAACATTTTTACGATGCCGTCGTAGTCTTCGTTGTCGATCAATTCCAGCGTGCGGAGCAGCAACTTCTTGACGGCTTTCTCACCGCGTCCCATATTCTGTGGCTGGAAGCTGGCTTCCTTATCTTCGTTGCTGCCCGACGCCCAGCGTCCCGTGCGCGCAGCGCCCATGTACCGGAACTGCCAGCGGAGTCGGCCATCCGAGCCCAGCAAATCCAGAAAGCGTACGATTTTCGTGTACGACGACTTGCGTGACTCCATGCGTAGCGTGAGTGCTTCCCTGCACTCGGGCGTGACCTTGGATTGCGGGTCTGCCAGTTCCGTTTTCACATACTTGACCTGTAGCGAATTCAGCGGGTACCCTCGGGCGTTGGCCCAGCCTTTCATCTGCTGGTCGGAATTCGGATTGGCTAAGTTTGTAATTTCTTTGAGTCTCGTCTTCTGTTCGTCGATGTACCGTTGGGCGATCTTCAATGCCTTCGCCGCAAGATCGCGATTTCCCGGCATGCCGAACGCGTTAATCTTCTGGTCCAAGAGCCAGCCCTGCCAGTCACGCTCAGGGAACGGAACTTTGATGAGGCGGTTCCACAGATCACGCTCTGTTCGAACGTCCTGTTTGCAGTACTCGCCGTACGCGGCGAATTCTCTCGGATGACTATTGTGGTCTCGGAACAACGGCTGAGAAATACCGAACAGCGTCATCTCGCCGCCCATGCTGACGGGCTTGCAGAACATATCTTTCAGCCCCACCGTTTTCGTTTTCTTCACGGTGGTGCCAGCAACGTCTTTCTGCTGGGCCATCTTCAAAATTTCGGCGACCTTGGCAAGTTTGCCCGGTAGAGAAATGTTATGGGCGAGGACAATTGGATCGCGGAATTTGGACAGCGGCAGCGGCATTTTCAAAACGTAATTAAAGATGCTCCACTCGAACTGTGAATTCCACGAGACAATAATGATGTCGGGGTCATTGAGGATAGGGTCGCAAAGTTTCGACGGCATGAGTCCGAGATGAGGCAGCCACAGTTGGACTTCGCCGTCATCAATCGCCCATGCCAACATCGAGACGCCCGTCGAAGGGTGCTTGGAATAGTTGTCCAGCCCGACAATTTTCAGGTCGACAAGACTGAACGTCTCGAAGTCTACGTGCAAATATTTCATTTAGAACTCCTGAAGCAATCGAACAATCGTTTCGCGCGCGACCCAGTTGGCGGTTTCGTCTTTGGTGTACGCCTGCTGCAGCCCTTTGAATTCCACGCGGCAGTCAGGGTCTTCGAACAGCGCCCGGTACGTCCGCTCAAGGATAGCTTTGCGATCCTCGATTTTGTACGTCGGACAGTTGATTAGGTTTCCTGTGGGCTCGCTCACAGTTTGACCTCCGCTTTGGCGACCGCGTTCTCTAATTGACGCCGCACGTCCCTCCAATCCTGCGGATCGATGTGAGTCACGTCGAAACATCCAACCGCACACGGATAAGTCTGTGGATACAGTTCCAACATCGCTTTGCACGCCGCCAGCAATTCAGGCAAAGCACTGATAGCTTGTGCATTCTCCACGCGGTCGGGACCGACTACGATGGCGATTGTATCACGACCTTCGGAGACGGGCACGAAATAATCGTCGCATGACGGCGTGATCGGAAACGGTCCTGTGTCAATACCTTTGTTACGTTGGCGAGTCCAAGCATCCGCCGCATGGTGCCAGTTATCGCGGGCGACACTATGACCCGCCGTGACTCCCATGGCGCTCGGGGTATTCGGACCCGTCAGTCCGTCGCCCCAGCCGTTTACCCATCGCTTATTTTCGGGGTCGAACATCAGATTCCTCCTGCGCGAAGGCACGCTCTCGCAGAATAATAGCAATCTCTGGACCGTCGTCGGCGGGGTCGAGCAAATCAGGCCATGCCTTGCGGGCAAATTCCAAATACGCGTCCTCGCCCCAGACGCGCTGGCGCGCGACATACGGGGCACCGAGCACACGGGGCTTCTCGTTTCTACGCTTCTTGTCTGTCATGCTGTGTTTCCTCCTGCAGGCATCATCTCGCAGTCGGGGAGTCTAGTCAATAGTACGGAAGTACTAAGACTGCCGAATTCTTTGTATCCACGCCATAAAATCGGCGTAAGAGTGCGTCTTTTTGGCTTTGTTACAGAACCAGCAGCAGGGCACTACGTTCCTAGGTGTATACCCAACGGCATTATCTTTGCGATCAATACCGCTGTAGACGAGAACACCGTGTTTCTGGTACTTAGCTTTGTTAGACGGCGGCAGCTTGCAGTAGTGACAGGGTTTCTGAATAATCGCGTCAAATTGAGTGCCTGAGAGAGCCCACACCAAACCCCTGTCCTTCGCTCCCCACTTGTACGCCACGAGAACTTGATTTCGAGCAGCACGCCGAAGCGGAAGCATATGGGCTCTCCTAGGCTCTTTGTGTTCAATCAGTCGTTGACGGACCGTCTCGTAGGACAAACCAGAGCCCCGAGCCAATTCTCGCAGGGAGGCTCCGTTTCTATATCGAATGGCAAAGTTAGACATAACTCAGTGTACCGCTGGATGGTTCACAATGTCAAGGAAAAAAGAATTTTAAAATACCCCTTGACAACTTGATGGTACTTTTCGTACTATCGCGTCATGGCAATCGATACACGCTTTCCGATCAGACCTGACGGGCTCCTGAGCCGATTGCAGCGTGCGGTGATCGCGGCTGGCGGCGAATGGGTCGGTGCTCAAGAGTCGATACCTCCAATTCCGAGTGTAGTGATATTCCGCAATCCAACTACAGGCGTCGTGATGAGCATCCCGATTCCCTTCAACCCGCGTGCGGACTTCTCAGATACAGAGTTTAACATATCCGTTCACGAAATGCTAGAGAAGGATGGCGAGAAGTATCTCAGCCGCAAGATAGTGGTTCCTGTGGAAGCATTAAACGACATCCGCCAACGACTTCAGTTTTTGACTGACGAAATCGACAAACTTATAGGGAGAAAATCATGATGCAAACGGACACCATCCTCAAGCTAGTTGCGGCACTGCGCAAAGCGCAGAAGGAATTCCCAGTCGTAAAGCGGGACACGACCAACCCGCATTTTCACAGCAAGTACGCCACGCTGGACGGCGTCATCGAAGCGTTGGGGAAGACGCTCGACAATAACGGACTGACGATTTTCCAGCCTGCGGTCGCCGATCCAGTCAACGGATATACAGGGGTCACGACGTACCTCTATCACGAGTCTGGCGAATTCATTGCAGAGACTTTGCTTCTCCCGAACACGACTACGGGCGGCGACAAAGGAAATGCCCAGAGTGCGACAGGCTGTGTCACGTATGCTCGGCGCACTGGCTATCTGTCCATTTGCGGCGTCACGTCCGAAGACGATGATGGTAACACCGCAGTAGGACAGGGACGCGACACCGAGCGGAAGACAACCCCAAACGCACGACCGCAGGCGGCAGCGAAGACTACTACACCTGTTACTCCTGCGGCTGCGAAATCGACGACGAAGGAATCTGCATCAACTGCGGCAAATTCTTCGTCCGCGACTGCCCCAGCCACGGCAGCGGTGGCAGCGGCGACTTCGGCGACTACATCCGCTACATCGGTGAACTTTGCGGATTCGACCATACCGTCCGAAGAACAACTGAAGCCGTATCGCAATAACATCACGCTGCTCGGAGAGGATTTGGCGAAAGCTGGATTGAAGAAGAGCACGGGGTTGCCGATCAACCGGAAGATTCTGGCGTACATCAAATCTGTGGTCGGTCAGCAGGACGCTACGAAAATCACGGTCGGTCAATGGCAGCAATTCTTTGAAGCGGTCCGGGTCACGAAGGGGCAGGAGAACGGCATCAACAAACTCGTCGAATTTGTCGAGAAAGCAAACGCATAAAGGAGAAACACCATGTCATCAGTCAATAAGGTAATTTTGGTCGGACGGTTAGGCAAAGACCCCGACATTCGACACACTCAGTCGGGGAAAGCGGTCGCAAACTTTTCCATCGCAACCGACGAGTCGTATAAGAACGGCGCGGGCGAAAAGCTCAAGCAGACCGAGTGGCATAATCTCGTCGTCTGGGGCAAGTCTGTGGAAGCGTTCGTTCAGCCTTACCTGCACAAGGGTGACATGGTCTACGTCGAGGGGAAGCTGCAAACCCGCAAGTGGGAAGACAAGCGGGACGGCACCACGAAGTACACGACCGAAATCAACGTGTCGGACATCAAGGGTCTTGTCACGGGCGGCGACCGCGAGGAAGCAACAGTAGCACGGGAGGAAGTCGGGGCAACCGAGGACACCAGTGCCGAAGACATGGGATTCTAGTCTCCTGACGGATGTCTCGTACATCTGGATGGGCGTGCTCATGGGCTTCGGGTACGAAATTTCATTCTTCGTCCTATGGCTCTTCTGGCGAGTGACTCACAGTAAAGTCGCTCGCCGGGTTGGCGAAGATCACTGGATACATTTTCTCGCGGAGTACTTCAAATGAAGCGATGTTCGATGTGCGGAAAAGACTCGGTTGATTTCTACCGCAACCCAGCCATGCGTGACGGACTTTTTGCCCAGTGCAAGCAGTGCTGCAAACGCTATCAGTCCGAGCACAGCACCGCACATCAAGCAAGCGTTTTGAAGTATAAGAGGAAAGTTCAGTGGTGGAAAACAGAAGATAGCACATCGCTTCGACATCGTTTCTCGCAAGCAAAACGCCTTGCCAAGCATCCTTGGAAGTTGTCTTTCGAGCAGTGGGCTCAGTTAATCACTTGCCCATGCTATTATTGCGGCGGACCACTAAGCAGATACGGTTCTGGATTGGACCGCATCGATAACCGTAAATGGTACACGCTCGCTAACGTAGTTCCCTGCTGCGGGAGCAAAAACGGCAAAACCAGTAAAGGGTGCAATTTTCGCAAAGGCTTATTAGAGCAAGCTGGATTTTCCCATCCTCGCACTACAGAACTTATGCGAGAACTTTTCAAATGACCGATCTAAACCCAGAGCAACTCGCCGTCGTCGAGTCACGAACCCGCAAAGGTGCGCGATGTGTTATAAGCGGACCGGGTTCGGGGAAAACTTCGACGATGGTGGAGTTGTTTCACGCTCTGCGCGACTCAGGCGTTCCTGCATCCAACATCCGCTGTGCGACCTTCAGCAAAGAAGCCGCCAACACCATCGAGACTCGTGCGGGCGTGAAAGGCGTCTTCTCCACACTCCATAGTCTCGGGTACCTAATTTGTTCGGAAGACGGACGCAAGCCTGTCGAGCCCGAGCTACGTTTCCGTTTGATGTGCAGACTCATTCGTAAGTATAAACTCGACTACAAGGAACTGGACAGTTTCATTTCGAAAATGCGTCGCGGCAACATCACCCCGGAAGAGTCAGCGGAGAATTTCGAGTACGGCTACTCGCGCGCGTACGGGGAATACGAGCGAGAGCGCATCGCCGCAGGGTGGATGGACTTCGACAGCATGCTCTGCGACGCCGTACGCCTGCTTGAAGAGAACGCGGACACGCGAGCGCGCTGGCAGTACGAATACCTGATTATTGATGAAGCCCAAGACACCGACAACCTGCAGTGGCGTATGATGCAGCTTCTGTCGGAGAAGCACGGCAACGTCACGGTGGTCGGCGATCCGAATCAGGCGATCTATACATGGCGCGGAGCTAGTCCCGAGAACCTGACCAACTTCACGCAGTGGTTTCCGGGCGGAAAATATTTCTATCTTGGCAAAAACTACCGCAGCACACAGAACATCGTCAAATTCATTCGGGAGAACGCACCGTCCGACTGTCCGCAGGAACTTCTCGACAAGATGGTGTCGGCTCGCACCGAAGTCGGAGCGCCCATTGGGATGAAAATGTATTTCACCGAGGACGCCGAAGCCGAGGCTGCGGTCGCCAACGCCCAGATAGACCCGACGAACAGCATCATCATCGCGCGCACGAACCAGATGCTCATGCCGCTGGAGCGCATCTGCGACGAGAATAATATTTTCTACCATCTGCTCGGCAAATCGGGGTTCTGGAAGCAGACCGAAATAAGCAAAGCCATCAACGCGCTGAAAGCGCACCCATCACTCTCAACGGAAGCGGCCATCGCGCAAACGTTTCCCGAACTCGAATCGAAATACGCTGTGGACGACCGCACCGAGAGGGACAACGACGCGCTCAAGAATCTGCAGACGCTGCGTATCATCGCCGAGGATTTCAAATCCAATAAAGAGTTCATCGTCTACGCCAACAAGAAAATGCACCGCAGAAATACGGTGAAAGGTTTGACAATTTCCACAGTTCACCAAGCCAAAGGCGGCGAATGGAAGAACGTGTTCATCATCGGCGCGCGAAGCGGAATGATGCCGCACATCAAAGGTGACGCACGCGAAGAGCGGCGCATCTATTTCGTGGCGATCAGCCGCGCCATCGACCGCTTGCGCATCACATTCGCGGGCAGTCCGTCACCGTACCTTGACCGCTACCTGCCCGAGGCTGTGCTGGACAAGTTGCGCGAGAAGGCAGGCGAGGTTGAGAAGATTCAGAAGCAAACCAACTTTTTCGCTTGACTTGGTGAAGGGAATGTGAGATAGATCGGTTGAGGTAAATAGGATGACAATCGGAGATAGAATTTCAAAGCGCGGTTTGAATGGAACAGTGCTATCGGTAGTTGGTTCGGCGGCTGGGTACTTCACTGCGGCAATGGATGACGGCACCGTGAGATGGTTCGCTGCGGGGCAGTCTGAAATTATCGCGAGCGCCCCAGATTATTCGCAAGGGACTCAGAACGTGGCTCTCCCCGAAGTTTTGGAAGAGAGCATGCCCGTTTCCGTCGTCGCTGAAGAACCTAAAGAGAAGCAGCGAGTGCGGGCTCCACTATCGGAGCCTCTACCGTATAGCGTGTCGTCTCTGTTCATCGGGCATTTGAAAAAATCATACAAACTCCGGTTACTTTATCGCGAAGAGTCGGAAAGGTACGTTAAGGATTGGTTTAACGAAAATCAGTTGAGCCTGCCCACAGATATTCGCCCAGTAAAAAGTAAGATGGCGTCGGTGGCGGGTACGCTCGCCTTTCCGACCCCCGATGACACTTCGTTTCTGCCGCCGACATTACACTACATTTCGCGGGGCAAAAATCTAGAGGTGAACGATGTCCGTTTGGTGGTTGCACTCATGAAGTTGGGTTTTGAGATAAACTCGTACGCCAAAAAACAAGGAGCATCAAAATGACCGCACGGAAAGCACGAAGACGACCTACGGGAGTAATCCCGAATCGCGAAATCAGCGAACCACTGAAGTTCACCATCACCCCGCAGGACGTGGCGGCAGGGGAATGCGCCAGCGAAGGGCACTGCGTAGTCGCTCAGTCCATCATGAGGTGCCATCCCGAGATCCGGGATATTAAGATTCCGAGCAGTTCCCCCCTCGTGAGCATGCTAGTTCCGAAAGGGCGGGCCAGTTTCCTATATAAAAGGGGCACGCTCGGCGCAGTACTGCAGCGGGAAGCGAACGAATTTGATAAACATCCCGGCAAAAAAGTCTGGACGCTATTTGGAGACTTTGAACTGGGTGTGCCACCTAAGTCACTCAAGGCTGCGTATCTCAAGATACGGGCAGCGAAGATTCGCAAGGAAGTGTTGGCAGGAACTCGAAAAGCACCAAAAACTCGGTACGCGTTCACGGGTAGCCGCACAAGGACGCGAACGCTGAATTCCAACGAGGCTCGCAGAAACGACATCGCGGCAGCAAGAGGGCTTTAGTACTTGACTTGGTGCGCTTTGTGGGTTACATTTAGATTTGCGGAGGTAGTTCTATGGCAGAACAGTCACCTATCCGGGTGAAAGAAGGGGGTTCGATTCCGCCCGCTCCGCTCCATTTTTGTCTTCGGGGTTCACCGTCGTTATATATTGAGGAAATTTCGCTGGTAATCGCAACCGCGTTCGTGAAGCAGCATCACTACTCCAAAGTGATGCCGAAATTGAACAAGGTGGTTCTGGGGCTGTTTGACCCGACCGCCCGTCTAGTGGGAATAATCACATTCGGCTGGGGTGTGCGGCCAAAAGACACGATCCGCGTTTTGTTTCCCTCGCTGGACTCCCAAGACTACTTAGAAATCGGAAAACTGTGTCTACTGGATGAATTGCCGAAGAACAGCGAAAGCAGGTTCATTACGGCGGCCATCCGCTGTCTTCGACAAATGCGTCCCGACCTGAAGGTTCTGTTCACATGGGCAGACGCGATTTGGGGCAAACCCGGATACATCTATCAAGCCAGCAATTTCTACTGTGGCCCGTCTATATCATCGGAAGCGTACCGAGACAGCAAGGGCCAGCGGATTCACCCTCGCCAACTGCATAAGCTGTTGATTTCGATCGGGGAAATCACTGCAGGAAAAAAAGGACGTTATGTGACGCCCACTGAAGTGCGCGAAAATCCAAAACTAGGGGTCGGTAATTGGGCTCCCCGTAACACCAAGTCTGGCGTACGTCGCCCGTTTCCGAGCGACATGGCTCGCTTAGGTCTATCCCATGTGCGCGGGCTGCAGTTTCGGTATGTTTATTTTTTGTGTAACGCCAAGATCGAGCAGAGGCTATTAGCGGAATCGACTGTCGCTTGGCGTAAGACCGACTATCCAAAAACAGCAGACTGTATTTGGACAGTCAGAAACGGAGCGGAGAACTGGCATAACTGGACACCCGGAGCCGAACCCGTTTTTACCGCAGCATTCGATACGGAGAAAACCACTTGAACACGGAATCGCAAGCAAAGCAGGAAATCTCAGAAGCATACGACGCAGCTAAGGCGGCTGGAGCAGTGGATGACACCAGTGCGGAGGGGCACACCTTCGGGCGCGTGTGTGTAAAGTGGCACGACTGGTACGTGGTTAACAAACCAAAAGATAAGGGCGACCGCATTCGTTTTATGTGGAAAGCCCTCGGCATCCCTCACACAACGGCGTACCATTGGATGGGTATCTACAGAAAAACGAGCGGAGAAAAGCCGCCGATTGTGGAGTACACTAGGGAAGAACTTGAACACCAAGAACGCAAAAAAACTAACGAGGAGAGGCTGTTACTATTGTTTGCGGAGTGCGGGTTTCCGACCTACGTCAAACAGAATTGCGCTACAAACGAGCTACATTTCAATGTGATTTTTTCCGCATTGACTGAAACAGAAGTGAGAAGTCTGGCCGAATTGGTGGATCGACGCGGAAAATGAAGTCAGAAGAATTTCAACTCGAAGAGCCGTTGCACTTCTACAACGGCTCAGTCACCCTGCGTTTTGACAGGGCGAATTGGCATTGGTACATCGAGCACCCAGACGGCAGACTCGAACGGGTGTCGGGTATCACGGGCGTCGTCGGCATCATCGACAAAAGCATGTATCTAGTGCCGTGGGCGTGCAAGATGATGTACCTCAAGATGCTGCGCCTCATACCCACAGAAGACAACCGCATCAAAGCGATCACGATGGGCGAATTCGACGCGCTCCTGATGCAGTCCAAGTCTGCGCACAAGGACAAATTCGAAGACGCTGGCGACGTAGGTACGGCGGCGCACAAATGGATCGAGGCTACCATTCGCAACGCCATCACGTTTAATCACGGCGTCGTAGATAAAATGAACGACATGGCTCCCACAGATGAACGCTCAATAAGCTGCGGCATGGCGGCGTTCGACTGGATGCAGAGACATAACGTGCGCTGGATTTGCACGGAGCGTGTCGTTTACAGCCGGAAGCATGGGTACGCGGGCACCACGGACGGGCTCGCGATGGTTGATGCTTGCGAGAACCCGGCATGCTGTGGTAGACTGTTTCTTGACGAACTGGACCTGATCGACTGGAAGTCGAGTAACGCGCTGCGCATCGACTACCTGTACCAGACGGCGGCGTACCAAAACGCAATCGTCGAGGATACGGGCGAAGACATCAAGGCGCGCTGGATTCTTCGGCTCGGCAAAGAAGACGGAAAATTCGAGGCGTGGTATGAGACGAATTTCGAGCAAGATTTCTCTGGGTATCTCGCATGCCTGAATCTGCAGCGTGTGCATCGCGCGGTCGAACAGCGGATGTCTGAGCAGAAAAAGTTGAAGACGTTCACTAAGCGTAAAGCCGCTAAAGACGTGAAAGAGAAAATCAAGTTCGAGAAACGGACCATAAAAGAGCAGGGCAAGTTCGGGTTTTAATTCGAGGTGTAGCTGATGGTGAATGCTGACGCTATTCCGCAGGTATTGAAGGATTTTCCGCACTGGATTGTGTGGAAGCTAGAGAAGCGTAAAGGTCAAACCACCAAAGTTCCGTACGACGCCAAAAACGGCGGACCAGCAAAATCGAACGACTCATCGACGTGGGCAGCCTTCGATACAGCACTCGAATTGGCCTCCGACGAACTGACGAAATACGACGGCATCGGGTTCATGCTGCAGGGCACCGACTTGGTCGGCATCGACTTCGACGGCGTCGTCAAAGACTCTATCGTCGAGCCGTATGTTCTCAATATTCTGGAACAACTCGGCAATCCGTATAGCGAAATCACTCCGTCAGGCAACGGCATTCGCGCGTTCGTGCAGTGCGCGGCACTTCCGAAGGGGCAGCGAAAATTCCCCAGCGGCAATCACTACGGCGCGGAAATCTACAGCGGTGCCGAGGGCGGTCGCTACCTCACGGTGACGGGTCGGATTTGCCTCGGCGGCGACGGCATCCCAGCAATTGCGGACATGACCGTGCCGTACTTCATGATTACGCAGTTTAAGAACGAAAAATTCAAGCAGGTGTGGATGGGTGATGCCTCCGCGTACGATAACGACAACTCCGATGCGGACATGGCACTCTGTTCAATGCTTGCGCGGCGGCTGAACAATAACCCAGCGGAAGTTGAGAAAATGTTCAACGCTTCCGTACAAGGCCATCGAGAGAAATGGATAGAACGCGGCGATTACCGCAAGCGCACCGTCTTCAAAGCCTGTGGCATCAAACCCGAGACAGCCTACGGCATCGAGCCCGCCAAACCTGTCAGCGATGCGTGCGAACCTGAATTCGAAGCCGACTTCGAACACGAAGAGCCCGAGGTAAAGCCGAAGTCGTTGGTTTATCGTACGGCGGATACTCTCTGCCCAAAGCGTATCAAATGGCTGTGGAAGGATCGCGTGCCGCTTGGGAAAATTACGTTGATCGCCGGGAACCCGGACAACGGAAAATCCATTGTTGCCGTCAGCATCGCCGCGATTTGTTCCACAGGTAGACCGTGGTCGGACTGTGCAAATACCATTCCTCCATCTGAAGTTTTGCTACTCATTGGCGAAGACGACTTGGACGACACGGTTATCCCGCGCTTGATTGCATCCGAAGCCGACAGGACGAAAGTCCATCTCCTTGAATCGGTCAACCGACCCGGCGACGCCGATACCGAAGTGCGGTTGGACGTAGACGTTCCTGCAATCGATAGTTTTTTGGGCGAGCATCCTGACATTCGGTTGGTCGTCATCGACCCGATTAGCAACTACCTCGGCGACGCGAGCATGGTCGCTGAACAAGAAGCACGGCGGGAGGTGTTGATTCCGCTCAAACAGATGGCGGCGCATAGGAATGTCGCCATCATCATGATTATGCACCTCAACAAAAAATCGGAACTGGACGCCATCGGTCGAGTCGGTGGAGCGATGGCATTCATCGGCGTGTCTCGGTGCGCTTGGATGTGCATCAGGGACGCCAGCGAAGACGAGGGCGGAACCAAAGATACCTACTCGATGGTTCGCATCAAAAATAACTTGGCGAAAGCGGGCGGCGGAATCGCGTACCGAACCACGGCGCTGAAAATTCCCGAACTGCAGGTTGCGGGCGAGGATGATGTTTGGACCCCGTACGCGATCTGGGGCAACGCAGTGGACAAGACGGCTGATGATATGCTGGAAGCCAAACGTGCGGGCGGCGGGCGACCGACAGGTACGGACTTCAAACTGCAGGAAGCGGTGCATTTCTTGACGGACTTTTTAGCAGGCAAACCCAAACCTGCGAAAGAGGTCTTCGAGCAGGCTAAAGAGATGCACGGTATCTCCCCAGAGACGGTTCGCCGCGCGGCGAAGTCCATAAATGTGAGCATCAAGCAATTTCAACGGCAGTGGCTGTGGGAACTGACTGAAATGAATGAAGTTAATGACAGTCCCACAGAATCTGAAGCCGAAGTCAGCGGGGATTTATACCGATGACCCGCCGTGGCGTGAGAGATGATGACCATCTGACTATGCGCGAGGGAGAATTTTCCTTAAAAGGGGTAAGTTATAGAGAGGGAAAGAGTTATAATATATAT